ACGCGCCGATCTGTGTATTTGAGAACCCGGCAATCTTTAGAATTACAGAAATGTGCTTTAGATGGTTTTCTTCTCCGGGGGCAAATGCAACACGACGCTTCTTTGGGTTGACCTTGTATTTGCGCCTAACCCTAGTTCGCCGTTTTTCTAGAATTGAATTTCTATCCTCAGGAAGCGCCAATTAAAGAACCCCCCTTCTCCATTACCGTAAGAATTTCTCTTGAGATATCCAGACTTGGCTTTCGCTGGCAAGCGATAAATGAAAACATATCCGCATGATGCCAGTGGTCAGGATTCTTATTCTTTTTCCACCGAGCTACAGTCCGGCCCTGAGTGTCTTCCTCTTCGACGCGCACCATTTGAATCATCTGCGCGTAAAAGCCGTTGTAATCTCTGCGGGCTAGATATTCGCCAAGCTCCCGAGCATCCGGCGGCAACAATACATTTCCGTTGATGTATTGATTAATTACCGAATCGAAAGCCATCGTTCGGTCAATTACACACTTTCCAGCTTCTCCGTGCTTGAGGGGATGCCAAACAGCAATTTCCTGAGTTTGCGGGCGATCCAACTCAAATCCGAGCCAGAATTTACCGGGATACTTGAGAGATAGATCGCGGGCTGCTCTTTTCTCAGGGTGAGCATCACAGACCGCAATGAAATTCGTGAGTTGTTGGAGGAAGTTGTCAAGCTCACCCCACTCTCTGAAAATTTTGATCTGCCATAGCTGTCTCTGACCAAATCGGTTGAGTGTGTAAGCCATGACGTGAATGAAAGTCCCAATGTCTATCCCAAGAAATACAGCACCGTTTGGAATTCCACCGAGCGAGTAACCTGGAACCCTGCATTTGTCGAGTATCTCTGGCGTAAGTTGATCGCCAACAGCAACGTAAGGGAGTCCCAGTGAATTGTTGTAAAAGCTCCGTAGCTTTTTAGCATCGGTCTGCCCCTTAAACCACTTCTCTGCAATCTTAATTACAGTCTGCGTAGGGGAGTGGAATTGATTGATGTGGTAGCCACGAATATTTCCATCAAGGTTTGTTGCTTCCCATTTGCCATGAGCGTTAATATCACCGCGCTCTTCGTCTGAAATTGTGCGGTGACAGAATGCACACTCGAAACCACACTCGTCAGGCTTATCCCCGAGCTTAAAATTCTCCTCCCATGTGAAATTCTGAAATCTACCGCATCCAGGGCACGGAACATGCCATCGGTGCTGGTCACTGGCCCACCATGCATCCTCAGCGTCTACCCCGTGCCCCGGTACGGTGGGGGTTGAGAGAATTGTCAATTTCTTAATTTTTGACCCGTCCATGCGGGCCATTGCATCTTCCAAATTGTCTTCTACGAAACGGTCGCGCTCATCCCACACTTCCACGTCTACTGGAATTTCCTGTAGCTCGCGTGAAATATTAGTCCCGCGAATGTAGAGCGCAACGCCCTCAGCACTTTGCTTGTGTAGGACGTTATCGACAGACTGAAATGTATTTCTAAGAATCTCGTTGCTGTCGATGATCGTGTCGATTCTCTGCTGAACAAAAGTCTTCGAGCCGGTCTTGAGCGGCAGCAAATACAAATGATGCCAGCCGCGCTCTTTGATCCAGTGCAGTGTCCTCGTAATGAAGGTCACTGTGAAAGCCATCTGTGCCGCCTTGGGAATGATAATTTCATCACTCGTATCCCTAATCACTGGAATGATGAATTCTCTCCCGCGCGTGTCAAAAGGACGGCCATCTACCCTCAGCCTCATGCCCATTGCCCATTCGTCCGGTCTAGCTAAATACCGGAGCGAACGGAAATTTCCCCGATTGGTTTGGGGATTTCCCTTCTTTTTCAAAGTGGAATTGGGCAAATGAAAAGGTAAAACAGTGGCTTCTGGACATAGAATACTAATAAGTATTTCAAGCACAAAAAGAGGGCCGGAACCCCGCTAAAGCTCCGACCCTCTGCTAGCCCCGAACGCTACCGCCCCGCGAAGGGAGGCAGACGAGCCACATTTTACCCTGAGGCTTCTCTTCGACGGGCTGTGCGCCGTCTCTCGGCCTCAAGCTCTTGATCGTGATGAGTCTTTCTGTAATTACGTCGAACTTCTACCTGTTTGTCGCCAGTAGGAACGTACAAGTCTTTCTGTTTCACAGGGATTCTCTCGGATTCGCCTCGACGTGTAGCTCCCCGGTGAATACTGGCCCTGTGTCTTACTTCCCCGTCTTTTCTAACCTCAGCAAGTAATGAAATTGCCTTGCGGGCTGTAGTACGACGCATATTTACATAGATGTGGTTTTCCACCCTGTACCAAAAGTTTTGTGAAATTCCCATACGCCGCAGTGTCTCTGCTTTTCCTAATCTACGCTGTAGCTCGGTGAAAGCCCACCACACTTCTGAAATTGCAATATACCCACTCGTCCTCGGGTTACGACCTTTGGAAACCTTCATACACTCTTCGCACTGAGAAAGAGGCTTCCCGGCTCTTGGCCCTTTTTTCAAAAACCAAAAACTCCTCAGCGGGAGCCAAGCCCCTTCCTCGGGGTGAAGCGGGCCATTACAGAGCTTTTCTTTCTCCCCCTGGTCTGTAATTCTGTAACGGCCCCATCTACCGTGTCCTGTTTTATTTATCGTCGCCTCCTAGACCTGCGCTTTTTCACTTTGTTGGGCATCCTCTTGTACGCCTTACCCCGCCGTGATTTGCCACGGGCATCCCGCATTGACATTTTGCCTCTACGAGCAAGAGCGAAGAATTTCCTTTGTTGACTCTTACTCTTGGCTTTTTTGTAGGGCGGCATCCTTTTCCTTTCCCGCCCTATTTAAATGTTGGCGGGGAGCCAAGGTCAAATACCCTGACCCCCGCCAATTACCTTATCTAGTCACAAGGTAGATGTTGAATACAAAAGCTACGAGCGCCAACATCAACGCCAGAGAAATTACAAAAATAAGGGTTTGCCTCAACAATACGGCCCCGGATTTTTGTTGGTTCCGCAATTCATCGCCACTCCCTGAACTCCGTACCTAATGCGAATCCAAGGATAGTAGTGCCAGGTGACGACGTACTTGGCTGGAAAGCTGATGTTACAGGCCGCGTGAATCGTATTGTGAATGTAAATGGCAGCAGTTCCAACACCGCCACCATTGGCAAATGCCTTCGCGTCAGACGCCGCACAGGCACCACCCATCCACGGTGTAACGCTTGTCCACGATCCTGTAATTTTACTGTTCTTTGCACACCACTTGCTCCAAATGTGCATGCCATGTAGCTCATAAGACGAGCCATTGGCATAATTCCACGTTCCACCCGGCAAATTACCAGTAGACCAGCAACGAGTGTAGGAATCGAATCCGCCAGTGCCTAGCGACGCTCCTGTAATTCCTCCACCTACACCCGCCGTCGAGGACTCGCCGTTATTTGCAAGGTTAGCATCGACACTGGTTCCGCAATTGCCAACGTCGTCACACTGACCGGGCTGAACAATTGCCAGTGCAGATGATCCACCGAAGAAAAGCGCAATGGAACAAATTGCGCTTAGTGCTAGTACGGAAATTACCTTGACCTTCAAAATACTTCTCCTGTGTTTGAGCCGCAGTATTACATTTACCCAAACGCCGCAGAAGTGTTTTTCATAAGACCGCCCTTTCCGCCTTAATTACTGTTGGCCGTTGCCGCTATAAAACTGCTCGCCGTCTAGCTTCGCCTTAGCTATACGAGCGATCAAACGGAGAGTAGCATTAAACTCAGACAATGCAACCCTGGCCAGCGTTCTGTCGGTTTCTAGCCTTTCCAGACAGGTTTCCAGCTTCTCCGCTTTCTTAACTAAGTCCCTCGCGGCAGTCGTTAGCTGCCGCTGAGTTCGGTTCCGCTGCTTAATTTCATCTGTCATTCCATCACTGCTCCTAGCGAAGCTTTCCGCCCTTCTTGTAAATCGAGTTGACTTTCTGTCTGATCGTATTTCCAACTCCATGTTCTTCCGCCCTGTCTAAGTAAATTCTTGGCCCGTCATGTGTTCCATAACGATTTACAAATTTCCTGTACGCTTTTTGCGCACCGCGACTCTGAGCGCTGATCTTAAACGGCAGACTTCTCATAAGACCTCACAATTTCTCTCAAAGCCGCTTTTTTCTTTTTTGATTTCAAATGCAGAACCTCATTCAAAATTACAAATCCTTCTCTGCGAGTCACCCTTACCTCATGCTGGGAATTCCACCCAGGTTGTTTGCGATCAGTGCAATAGTACCTAAATGGAATATCCAACATGAGCAAGCATTCAATACAGGCGTCAATCAACTCCACATCGCAATTATAAATTACAACCTGCCTAGCTTTATACGGTGTTTGTTTTTTGTATCTGTAATTACACCTACGCATTCCTGTTGTAAAACTAATGTGTCCTTCTCCATCAATCATTCCTGAAAGGTAATAAGACGCTTCAATTTTATTCATTCACTCTTCCCCTGTGGAGCACCTTTCGTTTGCGCTGTAATTTTAAATGGCAATGACCTAGCCATTACTCACACCAAGAGCACGACGAGCACAAACCGGCCCATCCCATTTCATTGTCTCTTTAAATGGCCGCGAATCACCAGCTTCCAACATTCGTGCAATTGCCTCATAGGAACCAAGCATTTCACGAAGCGCAGCTTTGTAATTTTTCTCCCGCTCCCGCGCCTGCTCAAGTTCGGCTAGTAGATCGGCGTTTGACTTGGACAGGATGTTGCGGTCGGTACGGATGCGGTCAAGCTCGGCCTCCAACTTGGACGTAAAGGCCATCAGGTCGCGCACGTCTCCTTGCGCCTGGTCAAGCTCGGCTTGGAGGGCGAGGTAGGCTCGGGCTAGAGCCTTAGCGTCTGGTGCAAATGTTCTGTCTAGGTAGCGCTCCGCGATCCTCCGCGCCTCTACCTGCTCGCTCTGTGTCTCGCTCATGTTGTTTTCCTCAATAGCCACAATAGAAATTTCCCCCAATAGGTTTGCCTGCGCCGGTCATAATCCCTGACCATTTCCATTAAAAGGTCTTCTGCCGCAATTGTCATTGGTTCTCTTCCCTTTCAACATTTACATTTTCAGCTTCTACCTTTTCAGCTTTTCCAACATCGGCTACCTGAGCCTCGACACGCTCTGTAGCTCGAAATCCCAAACCAGTTGCAATTATCGAATAGGAAGCGAATGCCAGAGCTTCCATCGAGACTAGAAAGATAGCACGGACAGTCGGGGGAGTAATCCAAGTCCAGTAAATTGTTTGAGCTATTGTCGCCGCAAGGAAAAGAATTCCGACTACAACTTGCGCCTTAGCCCCGAAAACAACTTGAGTAAATTTATCCAAATTACCGCTTTGCACTCAATTGTCTCTGCATTTTTAATAACTGAGCATCATTCTCTTCGTAAGCAACTTGGAGCGCTTCGTCAAGCTCTTTAAATCCGACAAGAATTTTTAAAAGAGAAGAGCGCAATTGAGGGGGCATTCGTTCCTCACCCTGTTTAGAATTCAAGAGTGTAATCATTGGGTCTACTAGTTTACGCGCTCGCTCGATTTCGTCCATTTGGCTTGTAATTTCTCTAGTTCTCTGAGCCGCTTACGCTGCGCGAGCAACCTATTGGTCGTAGCACCCAATTGTTTTTTCATTTCGTCGGCCCTGTCCATTGCCATTTCATAAAGTTCCCGATGAATCATTCCTTCGGGGTCATAACCGCAATGTGGGCACCGCGCCAATGTAATCTCCTAAGAATATTTCTCCGGCGACCCTCAAAGTAGAGCCGCGTTCCCCTGGCAGAGCGGACGATTTGTGATTACAGAGTGCCAGCCCTGTAACTTTTGTCGCCCCTTATATCGGAGTCAATGAAAGGAATCTACAAAAAACCCCGGAGCCTGTCAAGCGGGTGTTCTTGCTTCTCGCAAACGAGCAAATTCTTTAGGTGAATGACAACGTGAGCACGGAACTCCGATTTTCCTCGCATGCTTCTCAGCAATCGGGACTGTATTCGAGATATACAGATTACAGTCGTAATTGTGGTAACTAAGAATGTAAGACGACCGCGCAAGCTGGGACATTTTTATGTATTTCATAACCGCCCTTTCTTCTTTCTCTTCCCTTTAACGGTAACTAGCCCTCTCAACCCCTCTCAGAACCCCCGGCCAGAGGACTTCTAAGAAAAAACTGGGCCAAGAGGGCTAGTTACTCCCCAACCCGGACTCAGAGAGCTTAGATTTGATCCTGCGGCCTGTCAAGGGGCTGCTTTCGGCTCAACCATCCAGGGTTATTCCGTCAAACGCGGCTATTTCCTGTTACACGAAAAAAGGGCTTTCCGCGAAATAACCCTAATTTCATCAAAATGGGGTCTTTCTAGGAGGTTTTGAGGCCAATTACACCGATAAACCAAAAAAATTTGGGAAATGAAAATTTTAAGGGCTGGCCTAGGGGCTTAAATTGGCAAAAAAAGTGTGTTACTTGGCCCCGCCGTCATATTACACAAACATTACAACTTTTATAACTTTCCGGTCATATGAAATTCCCTTTATTCAAGCCATTTATTATTCGAAAACCGCATGACCATTTGCAGGGATTTCTTGCGTTGTAATTCGGGGTATGAGGGACGGTCTAGAACGGGGTGCAATGGGAGGTCTGAGGGTGATTTGAAATGTAATTGCCAGGGCTGAAAACAAATCAAGTCTGAAATTTGAAAAGAGGGTGATTTGCAGGGGAAATAATTGACATTGCAGTGTGCTGGAAAGGCCCAGGGAAGAGGGTGTTAGAAAGGGTGTTCTCAGCACTGGTACTCATACTGTTACCTAGATAGAAAACCCCTTCGGGCACCGCTGGAAATGATCGGGTGGGAAAAGCCTGTAATCCCGCAATTACAAGCCTAATCATGGTAGGGAGAAATTAGGCGTAATTCGGGCCTCTCTCGCGCGGGCGCATGCGAGGGTGAAGGGTCGCTGTAATTAGGGCATTTGGGACGGCTTAATCTCACCCCTGTATGAGAGGCGTTCTAAGCCCTTGGGAGCAGCGGCCTAGGGTTTTAGACTTCCGCTAGCTAGGGACGGCTGAAAAGCTCTGAGAATTCGCCCTAGAGGATTTCTCTCCCTCGCGCGTGAGCGGGTGAGCGATGCGAGAAACCGCTAAATGAAATTGGCGATTCTGCCGATGATTTGCTAAATTGTGGTTTCGGCGGAAAGCCGCCGAGCGAACTTTGAAAATTGAGCTTGACTGAAACGGTCAAAAGCCGACTCTTCTCGCGCAATGAAAAGCTCCCGTCCCGACGAGGGAAAGCTTCACTGTTAGCGGCTGGGTCAGGCGCAATCCTTACGAGGATGCATCGCGCGGGAAAACCGCGCCTAGTGGCCAGTCAAGCTCACGGGACTTTGAAAACTCTATGAATCGGATTTCACGCCTCTTCGGATGCGAACGGATGCAATTTGCTTTAGCTAGTGCGGAGTTCCCGCGCGGCGAGCTTAGGAGTCCCTAAGCGCCGAAGTGAAATTACGATTTACTAGCTAGCGTTTCATTGAGCCTCTGACGGGATTTCCATTCCGACAGAAAGGTAATTCAATGCAGCGTTATCGTCGAAACACAAAGCAATTCCTGATCGCCGAACTCGCAAACCGCGGGCTTACAAAGCGCCAGGCGTATTCCGAGCTTGTCGGCCTAGTCGAATCTCAGACTAAGCCGATGATTTTCTCAGCTAACGTCATGGGTCACCGTGAGCCTAAGCCGATGGCGGAGCAGCTACAACAATTGCAGTATGCAATTGGAAGAGTCTACGCCGAACTAGGCCGCGCGGAATCTCCCGATTTCGAGTCTGAGGAAATTGAAACTCCTGAGGATGAGAAAGTCGAAGAGACTGAAGAGATTCGGCCGATTGCTAAGGCCAAGGCTGTAGCAGAATCCGAGCTTGAAAAGTTCAAGCGGCGGATTCGGGAATTGCGAGAATTCTGCAATCGTCGCGCGGAGCTTTCCGAGCCTATCGACTCAATTTCAATGCGTCCAGCGATGGCCGCAGCGGCATTGATTCCGGCAGGAATTCCGTGTGACGCTTTGTTGAACTCCCTCGCAATGCATTGGCCTAGTGATGTTAAGCGGGATGCTGGAATTCCCGAATTCGATTTTGTCGAACTCTCACAGAAGATTATGAGGGATCGAGAAATCGAGAATGGCGAATATCACGAACTTTTCGGATACGCGTTGACCATCGCCGAAACTTTCCGTGGTAATTTCCGCCAGCCGCTTATGCTCATTGGGCCTTTCGGCACTGGTAAGAGTTTCCTTGCGAGACAAATTGCAGACTTCCTGAATTTGGACTACTCGGAAACGCCAATGTCGCCAGGCGCAACGCGCGGTGATTTGTTGGGTCGGCATACCCTAGACGGGTTCATTACTTCGCAATTCGTCGAAAGGTATTCCAAGGGTGGCGTTTTTAACTTCGAAGAAATCGACGCTTCCGACCCTTCCATGCTCATCGTTCTAAACAATGCCCTAGCTTCAGACACCCTCTACAACTCAGCCAACGGTGAGCAGTATGAAAAGCACGAGGATTTCATTCCCGTGTCTACTGCGAACACCTATGGCCTAGGCGCAAACCGTGACTACACTGGACGCGAACGCCTGGACGCCGCAACCATTGACCGGTGGCGTATGGGAAGGGTTTTCCTGCCGCTAGATAGCAAGGTCGAGGATTTGATCCTCGGCGAGTAATTCAACGCGTTAAACAAGCTTGAGTCTCGTTCTAGAGGCTCAATGAAACGCTAGCTAACAGAGTGAGCTTGAGCGAGGGATTGCCCTTCCGACAGAAAGGTAATTCAATGCGAAAGCCACTGCGTATGAATTCAAGGTACAACGGACGCTGTAAACGGTGCGGCGCAAGTTACAGAATCGGCGACCCTATTTACTGGTCACCGCAAACAAAAGCGCTGTGCGTAAATTGCGGCTCCGGAGAATCAAAGCCCAGTGATGAGCCTACGCCTGAAACGCCTAATCGGCCTAATACTGAAAACGGGCTGAGGGATGATTCGGGACGGGTTAGTTATTCGCTGGAATGGTCAAAGCTCAGAGCGATAATGCTGGACGTTGTAAATGGAAACTTCTCGTATTTCGCAAACGAGCGAAACGCAAGACTAGAAGCAATGGAAAGCCACTCGCAAGATAGGCGATCCTCAGGCTTTTACGGCTACACAACGGGACAGCTAAAGCGTTGGGTTACAGAGGGTTATTCAACCGATGTTATTCAAGGCTTGCAAGAATTCATTCCGCCTGTTCGGGAAAAGCGTAGATTGCAATTTCTCGAAGAGGGTGATGAGCTGCACCTAGACATTGCATGGTCAGGATCGGATAACTATTTCTCAGAGTGGACTAAACGAGAAGTAATTCCGGGCCTGGCTGTGCAAATGAATGTCTCGATGCATGCAGGCGTTAAGGCTGAATATCTCAATGCCTACAACGCCTGGGTTTGTCGGGCTATTTACTCGCTAGAGTCGGCAGGCGTTGACTGTGAAATCTCAATTGCTGAGCGTAGCCGAGGAGCATTTGCGAAAGGCCCACGGCTAACCGAACATATCGTAATCCTCAAGAAAGAAAACGAGGTTACGGACTTTCTCAGTATCTCACCGATGCTTTCTCCCGCTGCATTCCGGTCGTTTATGTTTGCGGCCAAAGCTATTAATGCTGTGGATTCTGGAAACGTTCTAGACTTTCCAGGGCAGGGAGTCGGCGACAATAAGAAACAAGCTTGGGATGTTTCCTACGATTCCGAAAAACGGAAAATGTATTTTGACTGTCCCTATTCGGTTTCAGAGTTTCCCGAAAAGATGATGACGGACAAGTTTCGGGAGATTCTCACGACCGTTAAGGGTTAATCAAGTGAGGGTTTAATCCCTCACTCAAGCTCACTCTGAAAACGGAATTTAGCTAAGCCTTTCTCTCGCATTCCGACAGAAAGGTTAAGGCTAAAAAATGAGCGTTGACACTTCAGTAAACAGCAGTATCCGTGAGCTTGCAATTCGTCAGAATTCAGGCACCACGGTCGCACTATTCTGGAATTCGGAAACCGAGGAGATTTTTCTCACGGTCGAGAATTCCAGCGAGTCTTTCGAGGTTAGGGAAATTCCTCACCCGTCCGCTCTGGACGCCTGGAACCATCCCTACGCTTACGCCGATCATATGCTCAAGTCTGGCCGTTCTAGGGTGATTTCCAATGCGTAGTAATTCCGACAATTACAACTCCGCGCATGAGGCTAGTCCAGAATCGCTTGCGCATTCGGTGAAGCTCTTCGCAGTGTTCGCACAATTGGAAGTCGCCGCTAACGCGTTCGGCTGGTCACTTGACCGGATTTCCAAGGTAGTCGAGAATCCTCCCGCTAAGTAATTCCCGCTAGCAATTTCCACGGGAGAAAGGCTTATCTAAATTCCGACAGTAAAGGCGTGATTCCTCACCGGATATGGGTATATACCGGAGGATAACCCCTGCCGTTTTTAGGCCGTTTTTTATTTAATTCTTTTTTATTTAATTTCCTAGTATTTAATTAGATATTCCTTAATTACATTCGAGGGATAGAACAAACCCTTGCCGGAAAGGATTCTGGATTTCAAATTTCAACTTTTCAGGAATCCCCTTGGGGTTATCGGCACGGCATTTAAGCTTAAATCCCCGCTGTAATTATCTGGCAAAGGATTTTTGGTGAAATTCGGGGCTGATTTTTAATCACTTCTACACCTACGAAGTTGCCTATAACAGCCCCTTTAGGGGGCTGTAGGGGCTAACGAGGGGGGTTCTGAGGGGGGTAAGGCAATTCCCTCAGTCCGTGCTCGGGACGGCTTAAATGGCGACTGAGCGCGTTAGAGGGCCTAGTCTGTGCCAGGAGAAAGCCGCTAGAACGTGCTGTAAGCGATTCTAAGAGCCTCCGAGGGCAGATATGGACTCTGACCCTCCTCGGCGCTATCAAGCTCTTAGAACGGCTCCTGTGGCGTCGGCGTGACCGGCGTGGCGTGGTTGCTGGCGTGGGCTGTAGCTCAGCAATAGCAAAAGCCTCCCCGGCGTCCCGAAGAGGCTTTTTGACCGAGAGAGTTTTTCCCACCCGATTCCCTTCCCGTTGAAATCGGCGGTGATTGTGGCGGCTTACGGGAGCCACCCAACCTTCTTATCTCTCGGTGTAATTTCACTTTAGCATAGGCCCTCTTCGGTGTCAAGGCATTAAAAAAGCCCCCGGCGCGGAACCGAGGGCTTTGCTCACAAGGGAAGAGAGCTTGACGATCTTAGCAGATGCCTCTCTTGTGATTTCGATATGAAATTACAGCGTCCGTAACTCCGAGGACGACTGCTGAGAGGAGAATGACGGCTGAGAGCATGGCGTAATAAATCAAGCACCATTCCCAGCCCCATTTGACGAACCACACCGTTCCAGTAATTACAGCGGAGAGTTCGAAGAGCGGATTTCGAAAAACTCGGTCGTACATGCTTTTTCCGTTTCCCCTCGGGAACCGAAACCGAATCACTCCGCGCTTGGAAAGAGCTACAACCAGCGCCACCGCAAAGAGGAGGAGGATCGCCGTTGAAATAATTGCTTCGTGCATGATTTTCCCTTCTGTCGGAATTGAATAATTACACTTTAACGCAAAAAGCCCACCGTGTCAAGGGTGAGCTTTCGCGTTCCTTCCGACAGGAAATTTTTAAACTAGGAATCGCTCCAAACGATTTGCAAGCCAGGCTCAGGAAGCTGAGTCCGAAACCACTCGGGCAAAGACTGAATAATTTCATTTGTCTTCACCTTGGCGGCTTCTAGCTCTTCTGTGCGCTCGGCTGAGAATACCTCTGACTTAAGTTCCCAATATGCGCCGTCCCAAAGAGCAATTCCCAAATAGCCCGCTGTATCGTCCGCGTCAGGGCTGGCGCTGTAAAGCTTCTCAAAGCCAAGGCCAGGAGGATCGTTCGAAGGAATCCCCTCGATCAAATCGTCAACGTCTCGCACCTTATTTCCGACTTCACTTGCGAGCGTAGCATCAAACTCGATTGCTTCCTCAGGAATTACAATGTCGAGGATTTCCTTTGAGAGCGGAATGCCCCAAACGAGTGTGGCGATAGGATAAGTCATTTTAATAATCCGAGGGTAGCATGATCGTGGTTAGCTGGCGCGGCGTATCTCGATCATAAACAGCGTCCGTGATGAAATACAGATCAGCACCAACATCGTACTTGCTCAGAATGCGAGCGCCGGATTTCAAAGCGTTCTCATTCGCTCGCTTGTCCTCGTCATCTAGGTTTCCCCAATTGCCGGAAACGTGAAGCGCCAAGAGCAAGCTGAGCGAGAGCCGTGCGTCGTGCTCCTCGGGAAAAATTTCAGAGAGCCGGTGAAGGGCTGTGGCCGTAATTACGACCTGGCCCGGCTCAAACTTCTGTGCTGCCGTTCCCTGAATTGCTACTAGTCTCAAGTCGTTCACAGAATTACCTTTCTGTCGGATTGTTCCCACAGCTTAGCACCAATTTCATTTCTTGTCAAGCGGGGGGCACCAGCAATTCTCTAGATCGCCACCAGTGGCCGCATGATGCATTAGCTGATCGTCTAAGCATTGCTGAGTGTGCTCGCGCTCAGCCATTGGAATATTTTTGAATTCCCATTCCAGATGATCGCCGCTTTTAAGCTCCTGCTGTGGAGTTGGAATTTCAAGCTGTACGTCGTGCTTCTGCTCGTTCTCCTGCTGAGCCTGCCGCGCCCGCTCAATCTTTTCTCTGAGGCCAGGAGCGTAACGCTTGACGTAAACCCAATCGCTTCGATCCCAGGAAGAATAATCACACGACGGGCAGATGTAGAATGTAATTCGCTCCGCGCATCTGACCTTTTCAAGCGGGTTAATTCTTGAGCCGCAACTAGGACAGCGCATTATTTGTCACCTTCCTGAGTCCAGCCTTGCAAATAGCAAAAGGCATTCCATCGAGAGCGGTGCGGATTGTTCCAATAATATTTCCGCACCATTAGAGCAGTGCCCACAAAATCCACAAGGAAAAAGGCCATTGCTCCGAACACTGGGAACAAAATCATTCCCTTCGTTCCGTTGTAATCTCGGCCTACTGATCCGAGCACCACAACCAGGATTAAAAGGTTATATGAGGCGCGGGACATTAGTTCAGGCTCATTCGGAATCGAGTAATGCCGGGAGTCCCATCACTGCCACCCATCGGCAGTACGCGAATGTAATTCACAAAGCCCTTGCCATTTGCATCCAGCGTGGCTTCAAGAGCCTCGACCGGGACGCCTTCGTGCTTCTCTGTAATAATGACAATCGTTTCCACAATTACCTCTCTGTCGGATTTTGTGAGGCTAGGCAACCGATACACCCTCTCGCAACCAACCTTGTGTATCCACACTCCTAGCCTCACAAATAGAACTATAGCAGAAAGGTAATTAGCTGTCAAGTATCTAAATCGCAATCCCGATTTTACGGAATTCATCCTCGACAATTACAAGAGCTTGCTCCAATCCTTCGCGCTCGGCCTGATCGAGTCCGTCACTGTCAATTACCTCGTCTTCGCAATAAACCTCATCGCAAAGCTTTGTAATTCGCTTCTTGATTTGCTCAAGCAGCATAAACAAGTCAGCGTGTTGTCTAGGCATTATTTCTTTTCCCCCACAAGAGCAAGAGTCATAACGCCGAAGACCCCGAACATGAGACAAACCAAGCCCCACGTCCACGGAGCGCGGTTTCGCTTCCTTGCCATCGTCACGCCTAGCGTGACCCACAGCATCCAGATCGCTAGAATTACAATTACAACCATTTTTGTGCCCTTTCTGTCGGATTAAAATAGCCGCTTGATTACCGGGCGGCTAGTCCGGGGTTCAGAATGCCGGTCGTCACGCTTTTGTCCTGAACCAACTACCGTTTTGAGTTTCCTCCACCGGCGCGGTATTACTGACAATCTACCACAAAGGTAATTAGTTGTCAAGTAGTTCTAGCGGCCCCGCCAAGGGGTGTGAGGAAGACAGGGCCGCTAGGCTTTGTAATTACGGGTTAGCTACTACCGATCCCTCTGTCACGAACTTCTGAGCGAACTTCGTCCCATTATTACAGTCCGGGGCAGCACCCGTGCCGCCATCGTGAAATCCGCTGTGCAGACCATCCCAGCACATCCAGCGGAATCCATTACCAAGGCCGTTCTTACCAGGCTCGCCAGGAGCACCCTTATCGCCCTTCGGCCCTACTGGGCCTGCCGGGCCTTGTGGGCCTGGAATTCCATTACCGGGAAGCCCCTGCGGCCCT